CAAAGAAATTGTAGTCATAGGCTGTTCACCTGTGACTTCAACAATAAAACGATTGACACGGCAACGACTGAGGTAATTCTCCCCATCGGTGAATGTCTGTCTATTGTTTGTCACGATAAATCACCTCATGCCGACAAAAGTTCAATGAGTTCTGCCTTCTTTGAGGTGTTCTTAACAGAAAGTCCACGTTCCTTGCATAGAGCCATCAATTTTGCTCTTGTCAAGGATGAATAATCAACCGATTCATCAACTGCTTCTTCGACCTGTTCTTCAACGATCTCTTCAACAGTCGGCTCAATTGTAGCCTTCATTGCCTCAGTCTTGACATCCTTTGGTGAGTCGTCAATGATTTTCCACATCGTCACACCATTGGCAATTCCTGGCCTTAGCATTTCATCAACAAATTGTTCTGGAAGATCACGTGTCATTCCACGTGCAAATCCAGTCTTGATTCCATTGACAAGGAACTCAGTGTAGGAACGTGCGCCCACATATTGGACCATAACCATTGAGGATCACCTCAACGGTAAATGATGGTCAATCGGTGCAGGTCGTTTAGCGTTCCAGCAGCAGTTGTGAATACAACAGTTGCGCCTGTGTGGTGTAGGAGTGTTGCTGGCTCATTGCCGTCACTGTTGTTCACCAAACTCAAGACAGCCAAAACTTCTGTCCCTGATACGCCAGGGATTGCAGTTGCGGCGGTATCATCAAGCGAAAAAGTTGTTGCTGTTGATGCTGCGGCGACTTGAAGATCGACAATCATCATACGGGCTGCGCCAATGGCTGAGTTAGAGCCAATAGGCGATTGTAGCCAGTCTGTGTTCGATTCATCGAGAACACCCGCCCAAAGAGGGGTGTCGGCCAATACTTTGCTGTTTGTCAGGGTTATGCTTACATTTGCGGTCATTATTTCATCTCCATTTTATTTTTGAGTATCAGGCGGATAGGTCACGGACCTTGCCATGTGCGCCATAGAAGAGTTGCCAAAGTTCACCCATTGTGTGGAAGAGTCCGACTTGACCAAGACGGTTGATACCGAATGGATCGCCAGTTTCAATTCCGCTTTCGTGGTAAAGAGTTGGTTTTGCTGTGCAGAAATACATGTAATCTGTGTCGAGCATGTAAATTCGGCTGAGTCCACCTGCTGGTGCGTGAACATCCTTTGCAGGGATGATAGGAACACCGTTGTAGGTTGCGACGACAAAGCCGCCTTCCATACCAGGGATTCCTTGAACACCGTTCACGGATGGCGTGACACGCTTCATTTCAGTGAAACGCTGCTGAGGTTGGAGAAGTTGTTGGATCTTCTCAATGGTATCATACCCAGTGAGCATGACCTTTGGCTGACCTCCCCGTTCCCAGACCTTGCGGAACATTCCGTCAAGGATGTTGAGAGTCAATGGGCGTTCAGTTCCAGTTGTTCCAGCATCAACGTTTGCATCGAACCAGTCGTTTGCACCTGTTGAGTTGCGAGTAATTGAATACATATTGTGGTTTGTCAAAGACGAAATGTCGCCAAAGGAAGCAGGTTCACTGAAAGACGAAGAAGTAGCACGATCAATGGACTCAAAGGAGTTGCCAGCGACGGTATTAACATCTCGAAGAAGCATCTTGTTGATGCTCTCAGCGTGAGATTTCGACATTTCCATCTTAATGACGGCTCTTGCATCGCCCAATCCATCATCCTTGTCTGCAAGGAACATGGCGGTTTCGCTGAGGTCGAACTTGGAAGCCACAGTCTTTGGCTTGGTTGCGACTTCTGCAAAGGTTGGCTTGGTGGAATCAGGGAGTGTACCGTTTTCTGGAAGACCGACAGCATCAGTTGGCTTTCCAGTCACGACACGCCATCCAGACTTTTCCCAGGGTTTCTTAGGAAGAATTGAGAAGGCGTTGAACTCTTGGTTCAATTGCGACCAGACCTTGCGGCCAAAGATCGCTTGGTAAGTTCCAGCAGTTGAGGACATCAACGGTGAATCAGCCTTGAGTAAGTCTGATCCACTGTATGCCCATGCGTTTGTTCCAGCACCCGCACCGTAGTAAAGGCGTTCCATGTCTTCGATTGTTCGGATATATCCTTGTGTCAAATTTCTCATCTCCATTATTTTTTGTTTTACTCGCCTCGCAAAGCACGTTGAGCGAGCATTTCTGCGGCTCGCCAGCCGTCGAGGTCTGTTCCCATTGCATTGAACTCTTCATGAGTTGGCACACGGATGGAAGTTGAAGGTTGGGTTGGTGCAACATCGCTCTTTTGTAGCGATGCGTTCTCGGACTTGAGCATTGCGATCTCTTGGCGGAGGGAATGGAGTTGAACTCCAACATCGTTTGCCTTTCGCATCTCAATTGCCTGAGTGGTTTCAGCATTGTATCGCTCTTGCCATTCTTTTTCGACAAGACCCTTAACTGCTTCTTCATCACGGAGAGCAGCGTAGGTTCGGTAGCCCTTTTCCAATGTATCAGGAGTCAAGGACTTGATAACGTTTTGATTGCCAGATGGTGCATTCATTCGCATTGATGGCGCACTTGGGGCTTTGATAACGTTTTGATTGCCACTTGGGGATGGGAGAGAGGGGTATGATGGCTCGGATGCACCTTCGCCAGATCCCACTTCGTCGCCTTGACCACGATGGTTATATCCACCACGACCTTGTTCGAGAAGGTATGCTTTTTCCAAACCGAAGTGGTCACGGACAGCATTCAAATCAACGCCAGATTCATGAGCAAACTTCTCAAGAGTGGTGATGTAGTCGAGAGCCGCTTCTTCATCAGCAGATTTTTTCATGCAACTGCCGCAACCATCGTC